AGCAATATGCCTTTCGTGTTGCATGGGCGGCAGTTCGTAAAGACGAGGGACAGAGCGCCGATGTCACGATCATCAAGACAGACGAGGAACGCAGACTCGTATATGGCGTAGTCTACGCTCCGAACGTGGTCGATGCCCAGGGTGACTACACTACTGCAGAGGAGATCGAAAAGGCTGCGCATCGGTTCATGATCAACCTGCAGAGCGGTAACGCATTTGTAGACGTGGAGCACTCCGATGTGCCCGTGGACGCCGTGGTAGTAGAGAGTTTCATAGCACCGACGGACTTTTGCTACCCTGGGTCTAGTATCATGGTACCTAGAGGGTCCTGGGTGGCGGTCACTCACATCCGGGACGAGGAACTGTGGAAGATGGTCAAGAGCGAGCTGACTGGCTACTCTATGGCAGGATACGGAAAGCGAGTGAGGTGAGAAGGTGCCCACTCTCCTAAAGGATATGGTCATCAACAGACTGTCTTTGGTGCGTAAGCCTGCCAACAAAATTCCATTTGTCCTGGCGAAGAGTGAGGATGCAGATGACATTCAGAAAGAAGAGCTCCTGAAAGCTGTTCACCACCATGTGGAAGCGCTGTTGGACATCGTAGGTGCGGACGAGGATCACAAGGAAGCTGCAAGCAGACTGGTGGACGTGTTACAGCAGCTCGGCATTATCACGAATCCATCCGACATCAGATCTACGGTATCTGCACTGATGGATATGTTGTACACAGCCCGTAGTTTGAGAGAGCTGCTTGACGACGTTGTCGGTGATGAAGAGGTCGAGGCTGCCGACGAGGAAGAGGAAGAAGACGAGGAAGGCGTAGAGAAAGCAAAGCTTACATACAAGCAGAGGAAGAAGCTGCCCAAGCGTATGTTCGCGTGGGTGGACGAAGAAGGTAAGGGTCACTTTCCTATCCACGACGCCGCACATGTACGCAACGCACTCGCCCGGTTCAATCAGGGCCGTTTTCCTGACAAAGCAACGAAACGCCGTGCATTGATGAAGATACTTCGCCGTGCACGTGAGCTTGGTGTAGAATATGATGAGGAAAAGTGGAAGGCTGTCCTGGAGCGACTTTCCAAGGAGGAGGATAGCAAGATGAGCGAGGACATGACGAGGAACGTTGAACAGCCCGAGCAGGCCAGTATTAGCAAGGCCGAGCTTGAGGAGCTGGTAAGGAAAGCGAGGGCCGCGGAGGAGCTCCAGAAGCGAGTAGAGGCACTGGAGCGCGAACGTGAGCGCATGGTGTACCTAGAGAAGGCGGCGGCTTACCCCCATCTCGGGGACCGTGAGACAGTCGCTGACATCATCAGCCGCCTCGAGAAGAGCGGGATGGACCCGAAGAGTGTCGCCCAGTGGATGGAAACACTGGAGCGTGCCATGGCCGAGAGCGATCTCCTGAAGAGCATGGGTACTGACGGTGATCCTGCCCATGCCTCCACGCTTGAATCCCTCGTGGACAAGCGTGCACAGGAGATCATGAAGAGCGGTGTGCCCCGCCACCGGGCCAGGGTCCAGGCATTGGAGGAAATCATCAGGGAGAACCCTCACCTGTACGCTGAACACCGCCGCAGTCTGTTCGCGGGCAAGGAGGTCTAGACATGGCGTTCGAAGGTCCGCAGCCATTCAAATTCTCGATGGAGGTAGCGTCCGCCGTCAGCAAGTTCCGTTTCCTGACACTGGCGGCTGGAGGCCGCGTGGCACATGCCACTGCCCACGGTGACGTGCCCGTTGGTGTTTCGCAGGACGGTGGAGCGACTGCTGCCGGAAAGGCGGTGTCCATCGCCGGTTTCCCCTGTGTGACGAAGATCGAAAGCGGGGCTGCGTTCTCCGTGGGAGCAAACCTCGCCCCTGACTCTCAGGGGAGGGCGGTCGTCGCCACCACAGGGCAGCGTGTGTGGGCGATCGCTCTGGAAGCCGCCACAGGCGCGGGCCAGTACGTGACCGTGCTGGCTCAATACCCAGGAAGGAGCGTGTAAGCGATGCAGCTGGCAATCCGTAAGGCTCAACCCGACTACTCTGCAGTCCACCTGGATACGCTACTCACCACCATCTCGGTGGCGTACCTCCAGGACACGAACGAGTTCGTCGCCGATAGGATCTTCCCCACGGTACCGGTCGCACGCAAGTCTGATGTTTTCAAGGTCTATCGCAAGGAAGACTTCATGCGTGCGTCCGCCCGGAAGCGCATTGGGGCAGTTGAGTCTGCAGGCGGCGGGTTCGAGTTCGAGCCGAACAAGCAGTACAACTGCGATGTATGGTCGTTCCACGTGGACATCGACGACTACACCCGTGCGAACGCTGACCCTCCCATTGACGTGGATCGGGACGCCACGGAGCTCATTACCCGTGTCCTCCTCCTGACCAGGGAAAAGGTCTGGGTGGACACGGCATTCACTAACGGTGTGTGGGCAAACGAGTACGTGGGAGTGGCCTCTAGTCCCGGTGCCGGGCAGTTCCTGCGGTGGGACAACGCCAACTCGGATCCACTGGGGGACGTGAAGAAAGCACGGCTTGCGATCAAGGCTACGACCGGGTTCCTTCCCAATACCCTGGTCCTGGACGAGCGGGTCTACGAAGCGCTGTTTGAACACCCGCAGATCGTGGACAGGATCAAGTACGTGCAGCGGGCGCTTCCCGGTGATTTGGACGACCGGGCTCTCCTCGCCAGGGCTTTCAGGGTTCAGAACGTCTATGTGCTCGGAGCGGTGACGGCCACGGGTCCTGAGAACGCCGCCACGATCTCCTACCTGTCTGGCAAACACGCATGGCTTGGATACGTGGCCCCACGCCCTGGGCTGTTACAGCCGTCTGCAGGATACGTCTTCACCTGGAGGCTGCCTGGGGTCCCCGAGGGCGGTAGGGTTGCCATCGAGCGGTTCCGGATGCCTCACCTCCGTGCGGACAGGTTGGAGGCGAACATGGCCTTCGACGTGAAGGTTGTAAGCCCTGATCTGGGCGCGTTCTTCCAAGACGCCATCTCGTAGGAGGGGCCATGGCGCTGATTGTTACAAAGCCTGGTGGTCTGTTGTGGGACGGGGTGCTGTACGAGACCGGCACAGTACTGCCTCCAGACGTCGCCAGAGCGGTCGTGCAGCACCCCAACTACATCGCCCTTGTGTCCAACGGTTTCATCGCTGCGGACGGCAGCTACGAAGCCCTGGTGCGCGGTGTCAGCAGTCTGAAGGACGATCTTGGCCTCGCTGAGTCTGAGATCGATCCGGAGGACCTGGATTTTGACCTAGGAAGCCCCAGGAGGGCACGCAGGAAGTAGGGGGGGTATCAGGAGTAGCCTGGGGCCTCTAGACGCGCTCTAGGGGCCTTTTTCGTGCAAATCCGAGGGGGTCTGAGGCATGGGCTGGACGTACGACCCTACACGGGCCCGGCTGGCGGTCAACAAAGACCGTATCAGACTGATGATTGGCGACACCCTGCCCAGCCGCCCGCTGCTGCAGGACGAGGAGATAGACGTCATCCTCACTCTCTGCAACTGGGATCTCTACAGCTCCTGTGCCATGGCGTGTGATGCCATAGCGAACAAGTTTGCGGGTGACCCTGACTTCAATCACGGGCGCATAGCCCAGAAAAGACAGCAGATCGTCGAAAGCTACAGGAAGCTTGCGAACATGTTCCGGTCTCACGCCGCTCCCGTAGTGCTGGGACCCACGGAATCGGATTACTTCCGGAGAGGCATGATGGACCACCCTGGCACCGCCTCGTTCGGTGGAGAGGAGCCTGAGCAGTGAACGGTATGCTCGAACGGTTCTTCACGACTGACGTGAAAATCCTGCGCAGGGCACGCGACGAGTACGGCGAACCCCTCGACATCGTGGTCTACGAGGGAAAGGCCGACTTGCAGAAGGTAACGAGGGTCACGTACGGAGTCTCAGGTGCTCTCGTGCTGTCACGCGCTTTGTGCATACTCCCGCCCCATGCCGCCGTACGTGTGGGTGACATGCTGACTGCGGGGGATGAGACTTACAACGTCGTAGAAGTATCCCCCATTGTGCTTCCGCCCATGAATGGACATCCAATCGTGTCACACATAGAGGTCTATGTCGCTTGATAGAGAGCTGTTCGACTGGATCGCCATGAACGCTCCTCTTCAGAAGGGAGTCGAGTTCTTTCGCGGCCCGATACCAGAGGATTCTCCGGACGAGGCCATAGCGCTCATCTACCGTGGAGGCCGGCCCGAGACTGTCACGAACCCTGTTGCCGAGGCTGCGTTCCAGGTCTACATACGGGCATGGTCGCAAGATAAGGCCCTGCAGTGGTACAGATCCGTTCGGGAACTTCTCATGCGCTACTTTCAGGTCGTACTTGCGGATAGAACCATGTTCTCCGCAACCGAGACATCCTCAGGGTTTGTGGGAATGGATGGAAAGGGGAGGTATGTATTCAGCAGCAACTTTACTGTACGGGCCGATAGGGTACTATAGAGATGGAGGTGTACCGATATGCCCAGAGTGGCGATTCCGATCACACGGGTGAACCGCGGCGGGGTCACTCTTGCGACTGTTGCAGGTGACCCGACAAACGACCATTACATCGCGGCTGGAGGAAACCTGAACATTGTACTGGTGGTCCGGAACAACGGTGAATCTCCCACCACGGTGCAGCTTCCGATTGCGAAGCAGCCCGACGGACAGCCCGTCACACCCAGGAGTGTGAGCGTGGCCGCCAACTCCACCGTGTACGTTGGTCCCTTTACCCAGGATTACCTGCAGCCCGACGGCACCATTCACGTGAACGTGGACGACTCCACCATCTCCCTTGGAGTGATCTCTACGTAGTGAGGAGGGATCGAGATGCTGGATCTTGGACCCTGCCAGGTGCTTTTTGGAGATCCCGGTAGCGAGGTTGACCTAGGTGTGACGAGCGGAGGAGTGCGGTTCATCGACGAGATTTCCACACAGGATCTGACGACCGACCAGTTCGGGGAGTCTCCCGTGGACAGTGTGGTGACAGGCCGCAACGTCCGCGTGGAGTGTAAGTTCGCCGACATCCGTCAGAATCTTGAGCTGTGGGCGAAGGTACTGCCCGGCGCACAGCTCACCGGCACCCCTCCGAACCAGAAGTTGACGGTGAAGCGTAACGTGGGTGAGAACGACAGGTCGGTCGCGAAGCGGTTGATCCTGAAGCGCATCGTGGGGGATGTACCTTCCACGGACAAGCGCGACTGGATCATCTGTCCGATCGCCACACCGCGCGCGTCTCCGAGCCTGGACTTCGACGCCACCACGCAACGAGTGCTCGACGTGACGTTCAAGATCTACCCTGACCTGACGACGGGCGTCTACTACATCATGGGTGACGAGAGCCTGTGAACGTTACCGTCGACGCATCCGAGTTCATCGCGCGAGCATTGGCCCTTCTATCCGGGATCGACCGTGCGGCAGTGGAGGCGATCCGTGCGGCTACCCTGGACGTGTTTCACAGGTGCTACACGGAACCGCCGACCGTGCCGATGCGGACCGGGGCATTGCGGGGAAGTGGCGGTGCGTACGTGCAGGGAATACTGGTTCGGCGCGGGGATGGGCCAGACACATATGCACCGCCTCCCCGTATTTCCGTACCGCCTGGATACGTGACAGGTACCGTGGCCTTCAACGCTCCGTATGCAGCCATCGTGCACGAAGGCATCAACATGAGAAACTTCACCACACCAGGGTCAGGTCCCAAGTACCTGGAGTCGAAGTTGAGGGACCTGGAGAGGGTCGGCAGGAACATCGTTGCCACGCTTGAGAGGATCTGGCGATGAGGCGTGAGGTAGACCTAGACGCACTGATCGGAGCCGACGCCCTTGTCATCAAGGTGGGCGGTGTAGAGTATGTCATCGACGACATCCCCCTCAACATGTTCCTGGAGTACGTGCGCGCCGTCCAGACAAACGAACCTGTGGACGAAGCAGAAATGACTTACAGACTCCTCAAGAACTTCAACCCTGACATCACGCTCGAACAGGTGAGGGCGATGGGCGTGCGGCGTATCCGCAGCTTGCTCATGATGATCGTCACACACTTTGGATCCCTCCCAAAATCGGTGGAGAAACTTCTGACGTCAAGGGAAGAACCTCCCTCCGCAGCTGGATAGAGCTCTGCGTCAGGCTGGCGCGTTTCTACGGGTGGACCCACGACCAGATCATGTCCATGGGTGTCAGGCGCGCCCTCGTGTACGCCAAGTACGCTACTAGGGAGGAAGCCAGGGAGCTTCTACGTCTCATCGAGGCAATGTCGGTGCCGTGGTCTAAGAACGCCAAGGAGAAGGTAGAATATTGGGTGAAGATCGCATACCCGGACGAGGAATCCAGTCCTGAAGATGCGTGGAAGATACTCAGGATGCGCAGAGGTCTTAGCTGATGGCTGAATTCAACCTTGGATCCATCGTAGCTCACCTCAGACTCGAAACGAGTCAGTTCAGGCAAGCACTGCAGCAATCCATA